CGCATTTAGATGTTAAGGTGGAAGACATTGTTGTACCCGAAGAGTTTCAAAAAGATAGAGAAAATTGGGTATATATAGGAACATGTTCAACAATTCCGAGAATAAAATGTAAATGGGATATGTTGGATATTGTAAATGCTTCTAAAATATGTCATGGAGAACATGACATAATGTTTGATGAGTTGTGGGACAAAGAAATAAGATTTATAAACTCACAAGCTGTAGCGCGAGGAATTCAAGGATGTATGGTGAGTAGGTATGATACGGAGGTAAATATCTTGTCGTATTTTTGTTCATACTATGATATTGAGTTTTCTCTTGCGCCTTTTGGGTATGTAGTACGAGACTACACTTGGGATCATGTATATTTTATATTTTATATGGGAAAGGATGTGTATGTTTATACTCCAAAGTGTACATCATTAGAATTTGTATATATTTGTGTTAGGAATATGCCGCACTTATTAGGACAGGCATTTGATGGACAGGAAGGAAGTTATTTGCAACAAAGCGGTGAATTTGAGTCGAAGGATTTTGCAAATAGTAAATATGAAAAAAGAATTTCAGCAGCAGGTAAGATACAAGATACTGCGAGGAAGTTGGAAGAGCTTCTATGTAAGAATGTGGGCTCAAATAAGAAGAATAAAAAGAAGAAGAAGAATGGAATACGTACATTGCGAAGTAAGTTGAGAGAACAGGCACAGTATGTACCTCATGCAGGATATATGGACGAGTTAAAAGACTTTGCCAAAGATCCCGAAAAGATAGCAGTAATGATCGAGAAGATGATATGTGCAATCGCCATAATGTATAGAGGCGAAACTTTGGTTAAGATCATTGGGATGTTTGGTTTGTTCGCAAGAGGTTCGTTGTTTTATACAGCATATCGTGCCTTGGCGTTGATAATTGAACAAAATTTTTCAGATGTTACGTTGGATGATATTAATGAATGGCTCAAGCAAGCTGTGAAGGATTGGAAAGGCTTTACGACTAATGCAATAGCTGGGAAGTTTTGGGCATTGGTGATGTCTTGTTTTACTTTCTTTATGTCACCTAAATGTCTGGAAGCCTTATCAGGATCATTCTTTTCAAAATGGGCCATGGGAGTGTACAAGGGAGTGTTTAAAGGTGATTTGATTAACACAATATTGTCTAGTGCCTATTACCTGTGCAATGCCGTTAAGATATTTTGTACAACAGGAAGTTTACGGGGTTTTTTGTCAACGGATGGAGTGTATGATGATTTTGTTGACCGAATGTTGGACTTGAGAACTAAAGCGATGTTGTACCAGTCTGGAAATTTGAAAATGGTAGATACTTCTATACCTCGCTTTTTCCAGGATATGGATGACCTACAAGAAGAGTTGAGAGCGTCACGTGATATGTTCTTGCCCTACCAGAACAAAACACTGTCATATTACGAGGCTGAACTTCAGAGTTTAAGGCAGGCGGTCTACTCAGAACAAGTTATGAGAAGTAGGAAGATGCCCTTCATACTTGGAGTGTTCGGATCCAGCGGAGTGAGAAAAACGCATTTTACAAGAGTGTGTGCTAGGATAATAACTGAGG